CACCATCTTCGTTTGCTTGGTACTTTTGTTTAAGCGCCTTGATTCCGTGATCTCTATATGAGCGTGTGTAATCAAGACCGTGCTTCTCTGCATCGATGACCACCATAGAGTGGCGCACCGCACGCGTTACTTCCTCAGTGCTAGCATTCTTAATCTGCATGTCAGTAATGAGGTTCGAGATGTTGCCCATCTCCGTTTGAGTAAGCGTCTTACCCATCTCTTTCATTCCTGGCTGTCTAGCATACTCGCGTTTAGCGTCAAAGTTTTGCAACCGTTCAATGGGCTTGGCCGTTTGGATATTTTTCTTGCTGTTGGGGATGACAAGAACGGTGTCACCATCAAAGTCTGCACCAGAGAGAATATCTGCGACAGACGGATGGATGCCGACGGCGTCCTTAGCACCACCAAGCATGGCCTTAGCTTTGGGGTTGCGGTTGTTAACTACTAGTTGCGGGATCTCAAACTTACCGCCATGAGGATATCTTACTAGGGCAACGACTTCGCCGTTCTGATAGTTTGGTGCATAGATTTCTCCAGGGTTGCTGTCTGGTGTGGGCAACAACACTTGCCACCTTTGGCGAGGAAGAGCATGTGCTTTAAGACTCACCGCTTGCGCGTCAAGCGTACGAGCGTAGTCCTCAAGGAGGGCCTTCTTAACAGTCGGATTGGTAAGCTCTAAAATATCTTTTAGCTCATTGTGTCGACTTTCAAAGGCCATGTCTAGTTGTTGCTTAGCTAGCTTCGGTGGTTGTTTGGATAGAACCTGTGAAGCAATCGAGTTGCTCCAACCACCCCAGTCGCCTTCCTCGTTTACGAGGTTTACGGCAGAAGTGACTTCTCTTGTCCCATCAGCGTTGGTTTTAAATATCTGTCTCTTGATCTGAGTACCAAAGGGATTGTCGGCATCATCCTTCAACGGTTTTAAAGTATCAAGCTTGTCTGGCGCTTGCTCTTTGGTCTTGTTTGTGTTGAAGAGAATATCTGTGCCTTCTGGAAGACCGTCTTTGTAGATAGCCATACCCTTGAGGTAGTGACCAGGACCAACCTGAATTCGAACTTGCGCATAAGACTTTCCGCCCAATGACAGATCGTCAACGCCTGGTCGAATGTACATAACGCCATCAGCGTCAGCGCCGCCATCTTCTGCGTAATTGACACCAACACGCGATGGGTCAACAGCCTTTGGTGGTAACATCCCTAAAAATGTTTCACCTAAGTCTTCGCTGGCAACGTTGATCGTACGCACTTGGTCGTTTTTGACTGCTGTAAGTACGTCGCCAAAGGTCGTGTCTGGTTGGGACAATACTTTCATCTTAGTGAATTTGTCTCCAGCATTCTTGACCTTTGGGTTGCTTACAACAAAACCCTCATCCTTTAGGATGCTGACTGCAGCACTAAGCTTTTGATCGCTAACCCCCATGTAGTTAGAAGCACCACGACCAATATCTAGGAAGCCTTTTGAGTAAACTTCCATACGTAGGGTGTCAACGGTGTTCTTCAAGGTGCTTTGTGTGTACTTGTCGGGATCCTTTAAGTAATTACGAACAGTAGCCTCCGGAACACCCATGCGATTTGCAATGGCATTCGTGGACATACCCTTCGATTTATACTTGACGGCTTCGCCGACTGTAGCTGCTCTATCTTCTGCGATAGCAACAGTCTTGGTTTCACGGAGTTGTCCGACAGTCATTCCGACGCCTTGGGCAATATCTTTCTCCGAGAGACCCTGATTCTTCATGTTTTGCACGTAGTCTAAGAAGCTTTTGCTTCGTTGAGGAACGTTACCGCCCGAGCCCCAAGGGTATCGGCCGGACAACCTCAAGATTCCGTAATGTGATAGGTAGTCGGATTCTTCCATAATCATGAATATCTTTGTCCCTCCTATGTAAACCTAACGCTAACTCCTGCTACATCTTTATTTGTTTTAATTGCACGCGATAGTTGTTTTGGGGAAATATCTAGTCGCATGGCACAGCGGTTGATGCTATCAAAGCGTTCACCGGTTTGTATAATGCGGACAGGTTTTGCGTTAGAAAGCAGTCTACCTCTTGTGTACGCCAACTTAATATTTTCGCTAGCACTAACGAGCCGCAAGTTCCATATAAAGTTGTGTGACTTAACACTGTTAATGTGGTCGACTTGCTTGTCCGAAATATCTTCCTCAAAGAAAGCCTCTGCAACAAGTCGGTGAACTAAGTAGGATGTTCCTTGACCCCTATTCCAAAGTTGGACTCTCAAATATCCGGTTCCTATAATGCTTGGATTTAGCGTTGCACCAGACTTGCGATTCCTAACTCTACCATAGTTTGATACAGCATAATTTGGGTAGTCCCTAACAGGCGCCCAAACCTCCTGCATGTTGTTACTCATTCGCCTAGCTCGGTCTTAGCACTCTCGATAAGTTGGTCAAAATAAACAATTTTGTCCATGATTTCTGAGATTGCTTCGGGATAAGGTATGTGTTCTTGAATTTCGTCGCTCTGGTAGATACGCAACGAGAACTCAATGTCAAACGGAAGGACTCCGTACTCGAGACAAAAGAGTGCTGCGTAGATTTCCAATTGTGTGAACGATGCTTTTGTGGTGCCAGTCTTTAGGTCGTGTATATGAAGTACTCCGTTCCTAAAGCTAAGTGCGTCAACGTGTCCAAAACAGTTGTCGCTGTAGTACAAAGGAATCTCACATTTCATCTTGTTGTCAATTGCATCGTTGACATATAAGCTTAGTGTTGTCTGATCGTCCGGCAAGCGGACCCCAAGCTTAATGGCTTGTTCACAGAAGTCGTGTAGCTGCGTTCCCAGGCGTGCTGCGTTGTGTCTAGAATAACCAGACAACAATTTCTCGTCGTCGTAGTTAACCCAGTGGTACTTGGAGGGCGATAAGAATGCGTGCTTACCACCCAGATTCGAGCGTTCGTTGAAGATCATCTAAAACCGTACTTTCAATAGCTGGATAAATATACGAACACCAGGACATGCTGTCCAGAAGGTGTACATAGTAGTCTTGGTTCGGTTGATGCTTCGCTTGTTGGCTAGTCTTAACTTCAAGCATGGCCCACCGTTCGTTGAATAGAATCAACAAGTCGGGAATACCCTGCAAATATCCAGAGTCATTCTTAAGGACCACACAGCCCGGGAACATGAGCTTGAGGCGTTTAATCAATTGTGCTTGATAGGCTGCTTCGCGCATGTTTCTCCTCTCGGAATGATAGTCAAAAAATATAAGGGAAGCAGTGCATAAATGCTGCTCCCCCCTATTATAAGCGATGTATACCGTACGATACTATACTATTATTGTCAGACCCATTGGAATCCAACGTCTACGTACATGCAGGGCTCACCCTCGAGCTCGCACGATTCGTAGACTGCCTTTGCCATGATGCCGTGGTCCTTTGCTGCCTCGAAGACTGAGTCATACTCAATGTCCGACGGTTCGTCGTCACACAACTGAATGACTGGACCATGGTGGAACCATCGAGGAATATCTTCGAACTGTTCCCGATACTTACGACCAAAGCCGCCTGGACGCCAAACAATGTTGTCAGCGTAAAGATCTGTTTGGACGTTGTTCTTGATCAGCGCCGTAGTGAAATATCCAGAAGGACATTCGACAAAGGCTTGAGCAACCGCGTTGCGCACTGAGATAGTCTTGTAGCCCGAGCCATCCGCCAAGCTAACGTTGGCACGAATATCCCCGTACTGGTTTGGACTAAGTTTAACTTCGCACTTTCGTACTGCGTCCCAAACAACGCCTTGATCGGAGATCAGATAGTCTTGTCGAATATCTGGGTCCCAGTAGATGTTGCACCATTTAGGTTCAACGGGAACAGTTCTCTCTCTAAGAAGCTCTTCTCGTAGAGCCGCATGTCGCTTGTTAATGTCATAAACATTGTTGTAATCCATGTGTCTCCTTTTTGTGCACTTTTTAATTGTCCCATAAAATTGATCTCGATTTTGACTTGATTGGCCATTTGGCCACCTAATTTCAAAAACTTTTTATTCTCTACAGATTCTGTGTATTCTCTATTATTTGTAGAAAGTTTTTAAAAAAGGGGTCAAAAGTGGCCAAATTGAAGAATTCCTATATGTACCAAGGGAATTCCGTGGCCACTTTTGTTTCAGAATTGGCCACTTTTACAAGTTTGTATGGGACAATTGGCCTTTTTGGGCACTTTTTGACCCTTTTTACAATTGTCCCATAATTATGGGACATTTAGGATTTGGGTGCTTTTTGACCAATTTGGACACTTTTTGGCCACTTTTGGCCACCAAAAACCAATTGTCCCATACAATAACATACTATTTTTCGCTAGTCTAACGCTATACCGTGTTGGTTGGCAAAAGCGTTCTCGTTGAAATTCTGTTTCATTCCTAGAATATCTAGGATGCCATTCTCGAGGCTTGTGTCAGTCTTCAAGACATAGTAGTGCAAATCTGTAAACGGCGAGTCAAGTCTATCGATCCTACCCTGTGCCTGCTCAAAAGTTTTGTACGAGTACGACATTGAGTAGAATATCATTGTGTCCGTCTCCTGACAGTTCCAGCCTTCTGCTCCAGCTGTATACTGTACGAGGTACACCCAGGAATCGGCATCAGGGATTGGTGTCTTGCGAGAACCATTCCATTCGCCTACCTCCACACCTTCGTCACCGTAAAGCTGTCTTAGAATATCTAGCTCGTAGTTGAAGTTGTAATAGATGACAATCTTGGGGTGTTCTACCAGTTTTTCGCGAATGAACCCCAATCGGCTAGGGTCCTCCGCCAAGACTCTACGACCCAAACGGAATAGCTCGCCGATGTCGGCAATTGGTTGGTCCTCAATTGGATTCCAGCGATTCTTCCAAACAGTCTTAAGCAAATCTACGTCATAGTCGACGTCAACAAACTCTACGTGTCGTTTGGTGTGGCTGAAGTAAGGCATCTCGACTAGCAACATATTACGATGTTTCTCAAGAGTTTGTTCGTCCAAATATCGCATGACCTTGGGATACGGAAGACGTGGGTAGTACACCACGTGCTCTTGTTTGAACTGTGTCTGGTTCTTGTACAGGTTGTTAGCAACAAAGACGGGAACGTAATCCAACCACACGTCGCCAGGAGTGGCGCTGAGTAATATCCAGCGGTTCTTCTTAGCTATCTCGTAGAAAGCTTTGACCCACGACCCCGACCCAACAAGACGTTGCTCGTCAAAGATGAAGAAAGAATTCTGAATATCCATGTACTTAGTGATGTTGTTCCAAGAGTCAACCGTAAGTGTCCCGTGTAACGTGCCGTCACGCTCTGCGCCAATACCTAGCTTTGCTGCGTCTTGTTGCCAGTCAAGGCTGTCACGCTTTTTAGCTGTAGTGATAACGTATATGTTCTTGGGCGCCTCGCGCTTAACGTAGTACGCAAGCGACGTAATTGTCTTACCAGTACCAACGCCACCATACAATATCTTACCCTTGCCCAACTTGTCGACGGCTTCCACCTGGTGCGGGTAGAGCATCGGTTTAACAATTGAGTTGTAGTGTTCTTCTGACATTATACCTCCTGCAAAATTTATAAGGGGTGTAGACAGTTTAACGACATGTCCAGGTCGCATTCTTGTTACTTACTCGGGTCCGCCAGTCCACTCGTCCACCCAGTTGCGCATGTCGGATTTACCCCGCTCGTGGGCCACATAGGCAATAGCGGCGCACACAGAGGCACACAGGAGGCCTACAGGCCACCCTAGACGCACCACTTTAACCTCCAATCCGTGGCGACTAGGCGCAACATCCGCTGCGTCCAGCCCCCAAGTACCTAGTCCCAGGCTTGTGTCAATACCAATATCGTCGTTATTCATGATTCCTCCTCAAGTTTGTTTACTGTTTCCATCAAACTTACTTCAATTTCTCGAAAGCGCTTGAACATCTCAATGTTGTCCATCACGGCTACGTCGCTTTCCCACATTCGAATAAGGTTTTGAAGCGTGAAGTGAATCGAGCTAATCAAGAGCTTGAAGTCCTCTTCCGTGTCAACATCTGTATTCTTCATGATTTCAGCGCAGGCTTCAAGAACCGTCCCGCTCATCTGCCAGTCGGCATAGAGTCGGTCGTGCTGTTCAAATTTCTCGTCAGTTTCCTCGTCGGTCACGTTTAAATACTCCTAGCTGTAGGGTCTGGTGGCCAAACGTATTCCAGAGAATCTGGTACGTCAGGCCAATAATGTTTGTAGTGTTCGGGGTCCTTGCGGATCAGGTTTGATCGGTGTGAAATATAGACGTCTTCACAGTCAATCCATGGTGGAGGTTGGAGGTTCCACGTCCCAGGTTCAAGGATGTTGTCGCATGCCATCGACTCCATCGCTTCGCAGAACCTCCAACTCATCGTGTCTTTATAGCCACGACTTATCCACTCTAGTGAGCACAAATATCCGTAACGAGCTAACTCATAAGCGTGCCCACGCCACATGACTGTACACGGATGATTAGACCAACCCTTGTGGTTTTTGTAGTCGCCGTTCTTGTCTATACCGCGCAAGACGTTTAGAATCTGAAATGTCTCTACACGCTGTTTACCGAGTCTTTGTCGATCAAGCCGTTCGAAACCTAACTCTAGATTGGCACCCTCTGGTAAGAAGGTCTGCATAGATAATTACCCCCTACGTTTTCGGATAACGGTAAGGCGCTTGCCTCGTCGGATCTGTGCGTAGTGTGTACCACACAACCCTCGTGCATCTTTTGGTCGACCGCAGTCCGGATAAGCACATAGCTCTGAATATCCATCTGCGTGTTTGTAGGACCTGATCGACGTAAGCTCTTCACCACGCTGTTTCTGTTTGTAGTGAGTGCCGCATAATCCCTGAGCTCGCGGTATTCGGTTACACTCAGGAAATATGCAGTCGGTCCAGTCGATCATTAGGTAGAGCTATGGGGGTTGTAGTAATCTTCCTTGAGAATTTCCCTAGTCGCACCGTCCTCTACACGCCACCGACGCGTAGGCTTGAACCTGGTCGGACCAAAGGACAAGATGCCACCATTAGCGTGTTTGCCACGGAGGTGACTTTCACAAGCACTGAATGCTCCCTCTCCTTCCTTTGCGTATTCTTTGAATCCGCAATCGCAGGTGAGTTTTAAATAACCTTCTGCAAAAGCCGTGTAGTCTCTAGTTACTCTTAGGGTTCTCACCTGTCTACGCCATCCTTAATATTTTGTTGTCTGAAAAATTCCTTTGCTGGCGGTACAAGATCGATGAGTTTTGTTGACTCACGAGCCAGGTGTGGCGCTACATGGCCGTAGCCATCCCGGTATGCCTTGTGGGCATCCGGCACAGCCTTAGACCAATTGCAGGTACAAACACACCCAGCAGGAGTGATGTAGCAAATATGTATACTCATTAGGATACTCCCAGTGCCTCTTTGGCTACCAGAGGAACGGTGTCTGCATAGACGGTTAAACCCATGGCACCGTAGCCAACCTTAGCAAGATGGATTAGTTTACCGTCAGTTGAGGGCGTGCCAAAATATTGAGGTGTGTTGCCGTATCCTGCACGTTTTCTTAGAGACACCTGTCGCCAGATGTACTCACGCAAGCCACAGTCTTCGAACGACGTTGTTTCTAGATTCATGACTCGCCTTCCACCTTCTTGTAGATACGCTCAAATTCGCCAGCTGGGAGGGAGGACACCCCCACATTATCACCGTCGCCGGTCACGACCACAAGATATGTGTCATGCGGAACGTGCACCCACGTGTCTTCGCCACCTTCTTCGGTAGGAGCAGCTAACATTTCAAGATAGTACTGCTGTTTGTCGCTGTGATCTGGGTTAGTGATCCTACCAATACGGTAGTTCAGTTTGTGGTTGTCGAGCAGCGCCATGAGATCAGAAACGTCCCATGGGAATTCTAGGTCTAAATATGCAGCAATCACTTCTTGTGTTGCAGTGTACTTGTTAATCTTTGCCATACTTTTATCTTTCTCTTAGATGCTCGACCGATGACACGATCGAATCAATTGTTATAATACAAAATGCGCTTAAAACGCAGACTATGTTAATGTGTTGGAATCATCCATCACGTCATCGTCTTGCACATTTGACGAAATATCTTTCTCATTATGGAATCTTTCAACTCCTGAGGTGGGAGTTGATCGACGTGCAGAACAGGGAGCTCCATCGCCCTACTGACGGCTAAGAAAGCGTCATCGTCAACGAAGTGGTCGACTGGGTCGACTTGGGCGAGGCCTTCTGCATCAAAAGGCTGGCTTTCCTCGCTATATGCGAGGAGGCGATCCCCGTTCCAATAGGTTTCACACAGTTTCAAAGTTCCGTCATTAAGCAGCACAAACCGCCACTGCCACATGGTCGGAATGTCCGGAGAATCATCATCTAGAAAGTTCATTAGTAATCCTTATCTTGGTCGTAAATATCGTAAATAGAAAGCGATCCGTCCTCGTGTACGTAGTTTACAAACGAGACCGGACTGGTCTGCAGTCTTCCATGTTTGGTCCAAAACACCCATCGCTCTCCTGGAACTGGAGGGTCGATCATGTCTGTAATCGGCTCTCGTGCAAGGTAGTTGTTGATGTCATCGATTACGGTTTTGGAATTCAAGTTGTAGACTTCAGCGTCAGAGTCTCGAGTGACACACATTTCGTCAGTAAGACCATTTGCTTGGATCTCGTAACGCGACCCAGTCTGTGTTGTGACAACAATCATGCAACACCACCTTCGTAAATTTCGTTGCGGTTTTTCCTGTTGAATGGGGTCCAACGTGAGTCCAGCGCGTTAGCTAGAATTCCACGCACTTTCTTAGTGTCTACAAATATCAATCCCACGAGTACCACTTCAGCGGCAACCACAAGGGCTGCGCCAGTTCTCATACCAGCGCGTTCGATAGCTACAATATCTTTAGGGTCGTACATTATGATTCTAACTCTTTTCCTTTTAGTAGTGCTAATGCTTCGGTATTAAATTGCTGTGCGGACAACGTTAATGAAGTCGATCTCTTGAAAGAGTTTATCCATAGCCTCATCGGGATTGCCTCCACCAGCAATGGTGTTGGCAAGATTGTCGTACGCATTAATCGTAAGCGTCTGAATAGAGTTACGATGCGTTAGCGTGCGAGTAAGTTTCTCGTAAGACTTTATGTTGTCTCTCAAAATATCAATGTAAGCCTCGGATTGCTTGTTGGCACGAGAAACACCACGCCAGTCGCCAACGAGGCACCCGGCAATAAACACTGTTGTTACACCCCAGATCTTGGGGTTTTTGAGTACTTCGATGGCTTTGTTCTTTACGTTTTCCATAGTTGCCTCCTAATGGCTGTTTTGTATTAAAATATAGAGTGGTGCCCCAGGTGGGTAATGCTCCCACGTAGCGCCAGGCTGAATGGCTTGGCGAGTACAATCGCCGTGCACCAAACAGTGTACGTCCTGGGCAAGAGCCTACATCAACTAGGCCGGGGCTTGAGCTTGTTAGTTCTTTCGTGTAGAAATGCTTAGTAGTAGGACTACTACTAAGAAGAGTACCCCCAACACAACCAACTGTGATGGAACAGTGGAAGCGGCTAATTGTTCTTGCATTATCAGTCTTCTACCGCAACTAGTTCTCTCGTCTTCCCAGCGATTTTGCACGTGTGTTTAATGTAGATCCACCGTGCAGCCATAGCTGGTTGTTCTTTGGTAGTGTAGCCGCATCGCGGGCATTGAAATTTCATTGTTTCTCCTGTGTAATGGTTTATGTGAAGGACCGTCCCCCGGGTAGGAATCGAACCTACCTAGCCGTACGGCGTCTGGTTTACAGCCAGATTCTGGTCCCAGCCAGCACCGAGGGGGGTTGTAAATATCTAGGGTGTCACTGAAGATGGGTTGTTTGGACGAGTTACAAACATCTCGCCAGAAATGCCAAGTCGAACGCACTGTTCAAACCATTTGTCTCCGTGACCGTCTGCTTTACCAGCAAATACATGTGCTACCTCGTGGTAGATCAATTCAAGACAGTCTTCAATACTTGCCTGAAGAATGAAGTCTTTTGAAAATATGATTGTAGGCTCCGTAGGATGATACTTGGTGATGCCTGCTGCCATGTCGCCAGTCCATCCGATACTGACGTTCCAGACTTCTGATGTCTGGGCGTTGATTAGACGACCAACTTCGATAGCCAACTTAGTGAGTAACCAAGTAGTTCTATCCTCGATTACGTTTGTTTTAATTGCACGTAGCGCTGAGTCCACGTAGTTTTGTCTAACAACTAAAGGTTCCATTACGTTCCCCATATTAGGTTTATTAGTAAATATGATTATAGTCGTTCTCTGTCGGCAAGTGCCGATCAGATGCTCGAGTCTAGACCTTCGTAGAGATCTGCTTCTGCTTCTCTCTCATTGCGTGAGCTACGCAGATTGAACATGCCAAACCCGTGGAGAGAAAGGACCCATGCAATAATCAAGAATGGGAACCTGATTGTGAGCCATACCATTACGGCCCAGATAACAAAAACGACGGCCGTAACCAAGACGGCAATAGTGTATGCGCTAAAATCTTGCTTGTTCACGTTAACTCCTTATGGTGGTAATAAAAAAAATTAAAAAGCCGTGTAAACGCGGTTAAGCGCCTGCACGGCTTTCTAAGTAATAGTGGTTAAATCTCGCTGAATGTAATCTCGTCAAGGTTCGGTTTGATACTATACTCGGAACGACGGTTGATCAGTTTTCCAACGGCGTATCCTCCAGCATAGCAAGCTGCGAAATATGCTGCAACAGCAATTCCGAAACCAACTTTGGTTTTGGTGGATACTTCCTTAGGAACAACGATCGAGTCAATAGTGAGTTCTGTGTCCATAGTCTGGTCCTTAAAAATAAGTATTATTCTAGCGGGGTATTTCCCCTCCGTTATAACATGTGTATGCGTTGCGAACTCAGGTACAAGACTCGCAAATATCGGGGTTCTCAAGGTCACACGACGGTGCTTCGAGAGCCTCATCATCCCACTCGATGTCGTCGCTACAATCCTTCTCGGGTTCTGGGTTGCTCATTTGGCTCCTTCAGTTTCTGTATTTGGCATATTGCGACGCATATTGTGTCGAGAAAAGCTGTGACACAAAAAAGCCCATACAACCCACATCAATGGCGCTTGCATTGTAAGCCAAACGCCAAAATATGCTACAAGCATGACCGTAGCTAGTGCTAGGAAACCCGTAAGGTACCATGTCACTAAATCACTCTTCTTCATTAGTGTATCCACTCCTGTCGTCGTATACACCGTAGTGTTCGTAATTGCTCATAAAATATAACATGGCAAACGCGTGCCAAGCCACAGATGCCATGTGTGCAATTTCTGTTTCTTCGTCGTAGTCTTCGCCTGACCAAAACTGGTTAGCGTGTCGTTGCATTGCTGCATAACTAAGAGACCAAGAATATCCCCGCTCCCAGTTACGATCGGCATACTTTTTTGCACCAACACCGTATGCTTCGGCAAGTTGCCAAAGTGCTTCTGGTGGAATAAGATCAAAGCGAGCTAGTTTTTGTCCTTTCTCGCCACCCGTTGGGGAGACCATGCGGACCTCTTTGTCGTTTTCGTCATAGTCAGTCATCAAGGTATTCGCCTTCTTCGTTAAGAATATCAACACTGTAGGTGTCAAGATTACACTCGTCTAATGGTCGCTCGCTGCATTCGCATAGCTGGTTAATCAAGTTTTTGAAATCTTGAACTACAGAAAGAACATAAACCTCGTCTGCGTGAGGTCGGAATCTGACTTTTACGTCAATGCCTGTTGTCTTTTCTTGCATTTTGACTCCTTATGGTTAGTTGGGTTTTGGGGTGCGGGGCAGTTTATAGACATACCCCAGGTCTCAGCAGTTAGTCTTCGCTGTTCTGCTTATCGCTTTCTTCAATGAGAATACCCCACCCTTGCTCAACACGATCGTTAAGCTTGATGAACTGCTCCTCAAAGATGCGCTTCGAGTAACAACGAATGTTGTTGCCCATCCTTGTCATGTAATATCCAGGGTAAACACGCACAATGTTCGGTACGAGGTTGCGGTCTACAATGATGTATTGTTGACCTTGTGGCGTGGTCTCAAGAGTGCCAATCAAAGCTGCTGCTTCGTGGATGTTCTCGGTCGTAATCTGGACAGCGTCAACCTCGAATGGTCGACGAATATGGGAAGTAAAGTCAAGCTCACTCATCGATGTCACCTAGGTTGCCATGAATACCTTCGTCAGGAACAGCGTACTTGGCGTCCAGTTCGTCCTCCACAATGGTGACAAACATGGTTTGCAAATATGCCTTGGTACCGGTCTTACCGTTAACCTCCCAGTCGTAACCTGTAATGATCAAGTCAACCGTCTCGAAGTCTGCATAGTCAAGCATTTCTACGGTGTCCTCACCGAGACCTGTACGGGTCGTGCTAGTGAGCATTGTGATCCGAGGGGGACGCACTCCGTACTTAACAGCGACCTGGACGTAAGGCGTAGGTGTATCGCCCTCGTCACGGGGCTTTAGCTCCTTGACGTTCCAGCCGTCAGCAAGCATCTGCTCAGCGACGTCTTCCTGCAGAATAACCGAGAAGTTGCGAGAGCCTGCAGCGTTGTACTTGTCTTCGGCACCTTTGAAGTTTCGGAATACAATTTGCGCATCCTCAATTGTTACGGTTTTCTTATCAGCCATGTTATATCTCCAATTCAGTGAATATAGGGTAAAGTGTTAAACTGGTCATCATCTAGATTCAGACCATCTGGTGACGAGGCAAACTCTTGTGCTGCCCCGACAGTTTTGTGTTGTTTTGCATCCCGAATATCGAAAGACCAAAACCCGTATGAATCAAGACCAGACTTGATCACAGACCAATACAGGTCTTGGTTTCCGACATTCGTATGGATGATGTATGTGATGCTACTAGACATCGGTGAACACCGAAATATCCATGTACTGTCCAATAGCTTCTGAAGCTTTAGTCTTCAATGCTTCATAGTAGTCCATGTCAACAAACAACTCGTATTCCTCATCACGCTGTCTTGCCACGTCAGACAAGACCCAAAGGTAGCCCTTGGTTCCTGCGACTGCGTGCTGCTTTCCGTCATCGTCAATGCGTAGAAGCTTTCCGCCATCCTGTTTAACTGGAATATAAACCCCAGTCTTACCGACGTGCACCATCTCCTCGACAATCTCTGTACCGTTAAATGCAAGGTACTGTGCGCCCTTGGTGACATTCCGGGACTCGAAGAGGTCCTCGATGAGAACTGGTTCTTTGGTGAACAAGGTTTTGTAAACATACGGGTGTTGGAATTGTGACCCAACAGCAGTCCACTTGTTTCCGTCGTAGGCAATATAGACAGCTTCGTTCACCAAAGCAAGGCGCTCATAGGTAGCCTCATGTTCAAAGTCGTAGCCGTACTTCTTACCATACTCGTTGACAAATGTAATGATCTTTTCGTCAGCGTTGACAATCTTGACTGAGTCAGTCTTCACGTGGCACACAGTGTAACCTTGTGCTTGGATCTCGTGCTTCAAGTCGATCATAAACAATGATCCACGCTTAGCAACGATGTTGTCAACGTTACGCTTGTCTCGGAATGGGTTCTCAAAGCGAGCGCTAGTCAAGCCGTACACAATGTTGATGACAATCTTCAGAGCGTAGCTAAGAGCTTCCGCATCGTCTTCCGACTCCAAATATGGAGCCAGCTTGCCACCAATCATACTGCGAGCCTTGTCGTAGTCTCGGTGCTTAATAGCCATACGAGCATCCTTCAACATGGTGAAGTTCTCAGTGTATGGACCAAACAGGTTTAGCTGCTCAATCGTAGTTGGGTGCATTGATGCAATATCAAGCAGTGCTACGTTCTCATAGACGCCAGGTTCTGCGTAGACATAGCCACCTTCGCCGGTAACTTCATCACGGTATGTGCTTTTGCCATCATACATGTGAAACTCGTACCCAGGGAACTCTTCTGCAAGATCCTTGTACACGAATTCTGCTTGTGGGTTCTTGTTACCCTCAAATATGATTGCTGCGGTATGTTTCTGCGTAGAGTCGTTGACCGAAAGGCCTGAGATGTCCGCAAGAATCTTGCGTGCGACAAAGTCCTGACGACGATCATTAAATACCGCTTCAGTGGCAATAACGTCGTTCTCGCAATACTCAATTACCTTAGGCCATTGGTCTTCTGGGCAAGGTTGATCCCAGGGTAGGTCCATCTCCATGTGAGTAATCCCAAGTTCGATTTGGAACTTCTTCAAACCCTGCTTCTTTGAGCTAAAATCGTAAATATCCGCATAGGACATTCCGTATGCAGCTGCAAAACGAGCATCCGTTTTGTTGTCAATAATACCTTTACTCACGTTATAGACAGCTTCGTTATCAAAGCCCATGTAGCGTGCGTACAGAATATGATTGTCATAGCGACGGTTGTTGAATCCAACTAGCTTCATGTCGAAGAGAACTTCAACTTCTGCGGGCGTTGGGTTAACCATAGTGGTAACGCCGTCTACGCCTTCCTTCTTCCAACAAATAAGGAGAAGGTTTGGATAGACCTCGACGTCAAAGAAGACGATAGCATCGTCGTTGTCGTCGACTGGGTCTACGGATACGTGGGTGTCTTCACTTTGGAACTTCATGTCCTTTACAACCTTAAGCGCAACCAAAGATTGGTTTGAGCTCTTTGCTGCAAAAGACATAATGTCTGGACGCATGTCTTGTACGTCATACGTCATTCCGGAGTCGTAGGCGTCCTGCAGAATTTTAGCAATGAAGTCGACCGAGGATTTAGTTCCCGGATGAATCTCTTTGCGCAAATTGCTGCCAATTAGCCTACGAACCGAAGCTTCACTTGTCATTTGACTTTTATCAATCACTTTAGCTTCTTTCTTAGGTAGTCCGCCTGAAATATGTGCAATTGGTAGATCGTTGCACTTCCATAGCTTCCTTCTTAGAGATGCGTCGCCCAAGAGCGTCTTCACCTCAATACCCACATCGTAGATAGATGCAAGTTCTTCCACATTGCCTGCGTAAATATAGTGCAGGTGTAGTCCGCAACCACTCTTACTTGTTTCGGTGTAGGTGGGAGGCCACTCACTAGCAGCCGCTAGGTTGACTTCCAGATCCTTCTCGCCATCTTCGTCCGTAAGATCGAAGTCAATGACAATATGATGCTCAGGGACTTTAACAAAGTGTAGATCTGTGGTAACAATCTGTGAAAGCGTGCAATCTACGTTGACCCACTTCTGTCCTGGAAACCCACTTTCCTTAGCGACTTGTGCTGGTTGGTCTGGGTATGTTGCGTCAAACACCGATTGGTCATAGATGGGATCCATGACGGTTAGCTCTAACCATTCAAATGTGTCCACTGGTACTTCCTCTGCGTCGTTAGATTTTAATGATATACCCTTAAAGCCCAGGAAGACGCTGCGTTGACGCTCACCGTTGATCATGTACCGGTCGTGATAGCCATCAAAATATGCCAATAGCTCTTCACGGAACTGCATACGACGAAGCACATAGGTTTCCCCAGCTTCTTCGCACCACTGTTTGTACAAGTCATAGGCTCGTGTCAGCGTTATGCCCTCTTGGTCCTCTAGGTAGTCTTGGTTGTCGAACACAAAGTTGTAGAATGCATTCGTCTTAGCCATCATCGCTGTAGAAATATACTTGTCATACACATTGCGCCCAAGGTCGTTAAAGACCTCTGCACAGTGGTAGGCGATAGCACCCAGCTCAAAGTCGATCTGAGTGTCCATCAAATATAGATAGCGATCCGGAGCGATACGTTTGCCCGTAGGGTGTACGTCAATCAAGCGTCGCAGAATACCAGCATTAGCATCCGTGATTCGAATCGGTGAGTTAGTAGCTACGAACAATAGTGCAGCTAGGCTAACCTCGATAGGTGTTTGATACTTTTGCTTGAGTAGAATGGGTTCGTGTGACACAATCGAGTTCAACAATGTGTTGTCATTAATCTTAGATAGGTCACCGTCATCTTGAATAGCAACGAGAGGATTGTTTCGAAACACTTCCGTTGAGAAAGAGTCCTGTCTATTCCCTAAAGCTGCAGCATCAAATGCAATGATGTATCCAGGGAACAGCTTCTCCATGATTCTAAATATAGTCGACTTACCAGTGCCTGGTGCACCAAACAAAGCAAAGAACTTCTGCAAGTTCTGCGCTTCGTTAGTGACTAAGGCGCCAATAGCCCACTCAAGCTTCATGCGTTCGTCAGGAGAATATAGAGTCCCAACAATCTCATTCCACGCACGACATTCACCAGGACCAAGAGCGTAAGGCACTTTCCTAGTTACAAAGTCTTCTCGCCCAACAACATCATTTGCGAACATCATCTTGCGGTCGAACAGTTGAAAACGGTTTCCGGAATATCGAAAGAATTCGGCAGACTTGCGCCACAAGTGGTTGCTGTTACGAACCTTGGTTATTTTGATCTCGCAATCAGGACCGTAGATGTCGTTAACTGCTCTCTCAACGTACTCGTCAGTGAGTCTGTAGAACTCTTGCTCAACGCTGGTGTTTGCGTTTTGTGAGAGGCTGTCTGCAGTTACCCACAACCCCGTGTTTTCGTCCCAGATAGCGTAAATATCCTTGCCTTGCGTCATCACGTACTTGGTGTAGTCCATGTGAAACTGTGGCTCTATAGTTTCGATACCGGTAGACTTGTCTACAATTTTCATTGGGTAGAAGTAATCCATTCAACCTCCTCTCACAAATCGTTGTCTGATAAATATGCATGAAACTGATACCAGATCTCAACCTTCGTTTGGTCTTGTTTAAAGTTGCGCAGGGGGAACAAGCCCCCAAACCCATCCGGTTCGTACTGTCTCCATATAAACTGGTCTAAAATATCAGCAACTAAAGAATCGCTATTAGTCGTTGCGTCATTCATTTCAGAAAGTCCCAGGTTGCCAAGCATTAACCAAAACCAATCAGACATAGACTCGTCCATTTGGAATTCGATGTCGTAAGCCAAGGCAATCAGCATCTCTAAAACTGAAACTCCAGTGTTGTCAAAATATGGATCACCCACCTCTTGAATCTCGTATAGAAACTCATCACGTAGCTCCAACCCCTTCGCTGCACGATTGTCATCCCCAGAAATAGTCCACACAAACTCGGTTGAGTGGAGTTTCCGAAGAAGATTATCGTGTTTTAGCGAAGGGGTTGGCACTGCTACATAATCAACTTTGTTCGAAAGCCAAGTGAAGTACGAGTCCTCAATTGGCCCGTACATGTTACTACTCTTCCCAATCTTTACTACGAGTGAGGCGCCGTTCAGGAAGTTCTACATCAGACGCATCTACGCCAAGAATTTCCTCAGCATAGGTCCCATTTACAAGCACAACCTCGTACTCTGCTTTGAGAGTCTCGTTTCGAATATACAGAACGTCTTCTTGGTTTGTGCCCTTACCAAACTCGTTCATGAAGTCTGTACCTAACACTTCTGTTGTGTTATAGATAGGACGGTCATGCGGGTCAACTAGTGTGTAGTCTCCAGAGTAATACATCAGGGTGTCCTGGGTGTAGCCACGCTCGTCCTGGAAGAATTCGTCTTCGTGAAGCACGTAGACGCTCTTACCCTTACGCTCTTTGGCTACCTGCTGATGATCCCATTCTACCTCTGCAAATATAGAATGCGTTTCCTCAACTTCCTCAACCTCGACACGGCTCATGAGAGCTTCGTCTAGCTGTTCTTCGGTCATACCCATGATGGTATTTACCATCTCAGACTTAAGGACCTCTACAACTTCAGCTTTGAATTCGTCGACACTCGTGTAGTTCCCTGGGTCGTTTCCTGGAGGGATTGGATCCACGTATGCATCTATGGTGGGCGGATCGTGTTTAACTGCATCTTTGTTTGCCTCGGCAACTAGCGCTTTGGTACGCAAGATGTCCTGCATAATCTCTGAGTCTTCTGCAAGCGGCGGAACGACTTGTTCAACACGAGAATCCTGGTAACGCCTAAACGCTTTCTTGCCGAAATATGCGACAGCGCCAACAGCAACCACCACTGCCCCTATGGTGACTGCTCGTCCCTTAAGGCTTTTTGTTGTCTCCAACGTTTCTTCTAGAGTTTCCTCTTCCATGATTACCTTCTTTCTAAATATAGATGTTGTATTAACCTAGGTGTTCGGCAATAGTACCCTTGTCCACGTTGAATGTGAGTAGTACTGCTTGTTCTGGCCCATTGACAAATTCACGGTTGTAAGGCACCTCGATGCCGAAGTCTACGTAGTTGTCGCCAAGGTCGTTACCATCTGGTACGTATCGCCAACCGACAATTTGACCTGCAGCGGAACGAGGCAAGCCAAGGTTGTCGTAGACCTCATTGAGGAACAAGTGACCGCGTGACTGCAGAATATCGTTGAAGTAGTTCTGCTGACAACTCAAGAACAAGCGGTTGTGCTCATTGTTGCGCTGGTATTGCAAAGAGTGCTCGTCAAAGAAACGAGAGTGAGGCGACGCAGGAGTCGTGCGAACTACACCACGCTCGTTGCCGGCCTCATCCAAGATTGACTCTTCTTCAACGTTGAGGAACAGTTCTTGCTCTTTCTCTTCGCCAATCTCATTTCGCACACGATCACGATACTCTTCGAAAGCCACGGAAAGGCTAGAATACGCTGCTGTAAGCGCTGCGTTCCGGCGAGTCAGCTCGTTGTGTGAGTTGACCAGAAGCGAAACACCCGCTGCGCCAGTGACGACAGCAGGCGCATACAGCTTGGTGATCTTCATTGCAGCACGGGTATACGCCATAGCCAAATCTGAATGCTTTTCTGCGGTTTCCCTAGTGTGCGCAATGTCTTGCTCAATATCTTCAATTGTTTCCTCGAGCTTGAGCGTGGACTTACAGGCCCACACACCAGCAACGACCACAGCAGTAAGGCCAAAACCGAAAGTAATGTGCGGTCGATTCTGCTTAAGCGAAGCGCTTTTGTTTGCTACTAATTGTGTAATTTTGTTCTTCATAGAATCCCCTTTCTTAGGTAAATATAATCAGATAGGTTCTGCGTTTGGCAGCTCGATAAGCCAGCCTTCACGGACCTGTGCAATTCCAGGACTTGGTAGTACTCGCCACCCCCACTTATTGTCCGTCATAGACGTGGGCATGTTAAGCAAGTCGTAAAGATCTGCAACAGACACTCGCTCGTATTGATCGAGAATATCGGACATACGCTCCACGACTAGTTCTGCATCATCACGAGAATGTAAGATGATGTCAGATCCGATGCCATGCCCACGAGGCATTAAACGAGGCGGTTGGTCGGGAAGAACCTGATACGCATCTCTAGGATATGGAGCTTGCTGGCGACGCACAGGGTGTTGGTATGTAGTACGTGACCTATACCTGTCACTGCCAGGTCCGCTAGGCGGAAGTCGATGTGCATGTTCTCCATAAACTATACGCCTGATGCCCTGGTTGGCAGAATCGACGATGAGGTTTCGAATCGCAGGGAATATAACCTCGGCAGCGACCGTGGAAGCAGCTTCCTTAGCGTCCCCACCAAAGAAGATCTGCTTGATGCGAGAACCAAGACTTCGCTTCTTCCTAGTGACCCCTTGTGTGACTACCGGATCGAGTTTAACCCGTTCTGTGTCTTTGGTTGCAGGAGTCTTTTCTTTTTGTTTACTGTAATCCATAAATGTCTCCTATCTCAGTCTTGCCGCATTGGGTTTGCTGGTTCTGGCGGAATATAGCTTGGGTCTACCATAGCAGGTTGTGCAGGCACGTTGGGTGTAGGCATCGGTCGAGTCTGATTAATCTCGCTTTGGATCTGTGATGTCAATTCTGCAGGCATAAGCCCCAGAATGAAGTCAGAAGCTTTTTGATCGTCCTGAGCAAGCTCCATGAAGAGTGCGTCAAATGCCGCAGTCTGAGAAAAAGCTTCCCGAATATCGTCTGACTTGACGAAGCGGTCGCCGTCTTCGGAGCGCTCACCGTATGCCAACAAGATGATCTTCTTGAATTCAGCAATGAGTGCAGAACTTTCCTGTGAGTCAACGATGCGCTGAAGTGAAGCCGCAAGGCCGCCTTCGGCAGAACCGTCCAACTCGAGAAGCTCGGTCTTTGTAAGGTTGAAGTAGAACGTTTTGTTCTTAGCTTCACCGTCAAAGTTAGTGTAGTTAACTGATCTTTTCAACATGGTGCCTCCTAGGCAAAAAAGCAGTTTAATGACATGCCTAGGTCGTGAATAAGTTACTTGAGTGGCTTAACGTAGTTATACGAGAAAGCAAGAACGGGTTTTCCGCTCTTGTCTAAAACTGGCGCAAACTGTAGATCAAGTTGTTTGTCTGAGTCCCAGCCCAGATTGTTCGATTCTGTAGTGCTTGCCAGTCCAACAAGACCATAGAATTCGTCTAATGTTACATAGAACTCATGATTGATCTTGTAATTAATTGTGTTCACTGCAGTCTTCAACTTTTCTATGTCGCAGACAAAATATCGCCCAGTGTACTCTTCGAGACACAGGGTGTTATCGGCAGAAGCAATGAGCATTGACGCCCCAGGCGGGTTCTCAACAACATGTTTCTCCGAGATAGCTGCACGAATCTTCTCTTCACGTTTTTCGCCGATCTCTCCAGCAACGTGCTCCTTGTACTCAGAATATGCACGGTCAACCATTGCGTAAGCTGCTGTAGCTGCACTAACACGAGAAGAACTAACACGATTGCTGAGAACCATTAACGTGATTGTACCAGAACCGTATAGCATTGTGGGCACATAAAATCGCCAACAAGCCCTCAAAGCTTCTTTTGGTTCTATGATGTCAAATATAGCCACATCGGCCTCGTCTTCATGTCGCAGAAGGTCGAGGTGTTTGTTAGCACGCATCGTTGCTTTGGCAGCTTCGTATGATGTCAGTACGACTCCAAATATAGCTGCACCCACAAGGATCTCGGGTAGTCCGTCGCTGACTTTCTTTTGTACATTGCTAGCAAGAATGTCAAGCTTCATAGATCACCCTCGCATTTCACGTACAAATATGTAGATGAGCCAAAGCCCACCCGTGCAGATAGTCAAGAGTGCGTCAAACGAAAACTTGAAGATTCCGTAACTTTTTGCTTGTGCCATAATAGGCCTCCTAATTATTGTTGGTGTGAAAAAAAATGAAACCCGTGTGGGGCTTCAGGACGTAGATTCAGTTGCTAGCTCGATTGCAGCCTTGGCAGTTGCTTTGTCAAAAAGATACTCCCCCACACGAGTTTCTGCGCTACGCAAGATTCTGCCAATAGCAAAACCTACAACATACGTCGCAGACGCAACTACGACTCCCGAAATAATCGTGTATCGATCGGGTTGCTCCTCCAGAAAAGCTTCGATCTGAGAAGCCTTGTCTTCTGACGGTGTGTAGTTAAAAATGTTTTTAATCATTGGTCCTCCTAAGGAAAAAATTATTAGGTGTGTTTGGTTGGAGTCCCAACGACGAATCGTTGAGAGCGGGCTGTTGTTTAAAACATTTAGGTTTCCCTCTCCGTTATAAGACGTGTTTCTTTTGCGAACCCGTTTTGGTTTCACAAATTTTCCCACCGCGAATTTTTTAAGAATTGCAATTTTTAAAGTAGATGTATGAGCTAGCGTTCTTCTGCTAACCCATACACCTACCCTAAAAATTTTTGTGGTTACTTCAAATCCAATTCTGGTTTCTTAACGAAGTTGAAACCCTTAGACGTGATTACGTTGGTGTGCTCGTAGCCAACAACGATTAGAATGCCGAGGAGCGAAACGCTTGCAGATAGGATTGCATCGGATGAAAGTTTGCGACGCTTTTGACCATTGTCAATTGCATCGAACTTTTCGATGTGTTCCAGAATCTTAGCGAATTCTTCGGAATCGGTTTCGTGTTGTTCTAATGAGACCAAGCAACGATCGATCTGATCGTCATATCGGGTGTCTTCTTCTTTACGTGAAAACGGATTACTGAACATTGTAATATACCTCCGTTATAACACGTGTATACGTTGCGAAAGAACTTTTCTAAACGTTTTCTCGACGAACGTCAAACCGAATCGATTGAAGTCCGGCAAGCTCTTCCGGAGTTTTTTCCAACTCAAGACCGACCGTAGGTACACCGTCGTCGTCAACTTTGACCACCATAGAACCAACGCCCGAAGGGTTGATTGCATTGAATCGGCGTCGGTTTGCTCGAAGAGCTACACCAAGGAAGAACATGGCCAACACCAGAACGCCAACAACATTGTGGTCTCCAAAGAAGTCCCAGATCAAAGAGGCTAAATATAGAATAGCCGCAACAGCTGGGAGAAGAGATTCCACCAGCCACTGAACTCGATCGTATGTTGCTTGACTCATTCTTGGCATCTTTACTTCATCCATGTTAATACTCCTTCAGATTGAGGATAGTGTAGGGAACCCACTGTATCCATTGTTATCAAATATAGTAGCGTACTCAACCACACGCATCTTTTTACTTATGCCATAGTTCGCGTGTACGTTAACCAAGTCACCTATACTGTAGTCCAATTCATAGCGATACATAGAGCTTTCTGAAATATCAACTTCAACTAACTCAGTTGTGTTGTTACCAAAAACCTCTTCGTGTCCACGCATAATCATTTGGTCTATTATGTCGGTAAGCGCATCGCCCGTTGGTGCCTCGCTTAACTGTTCGTCCAGGTATACCGCATCAACAATTGAGTAAGATTTATCTAGGTCGTTAACCACGCCATGATCGACTAAAACAGAGCAAAACTTGCTTTTGACAAAAACAGAACTTGTATTGCTCTTTCTGCTCCACAAGTAATTTGCTTCTTCGATGTCTCCCTGATAATACGAGAACCCTACTCGTGTCGAAACGTCTTTACCCTTATGAATGAACAACGTCGGAAAAGAAGGGTTTTGTTCCCATAGTGAGGTAAATTGGTGAGGCCTTACAGACCTTAGCCCCAGGTCGTCTTGCGCTAATAGCTCTGCAACCGGCGTTGACAAAAAGGTGCGTTCAATAACCTTTGGGCTAGAATACACAGTTCCATCGTTGTGTAAGTTGACCACGCGTAAATTTTCCACAACATCACTGGCGCTAGTGTTTACAAGTTCGTTATCTAGTAATTCTTTAACTAGTTCAGAACCGTAGTTAACTCCAGTTTGGTTGACCACATAGTCGCTTAGAAGACCCGACGTGGGGCTGCTACTTGCTCCCGCAACTCGAGAACTCGTGATTGAGTCAAGCGATCTTCCAGTTATGACAACTTTAGCATCTGTGTCAGCACTTTCGATAACTTCGTGGTTCTCAACAATCATTAGTTCTAATCGTCCCTCGTGCCCAATTACAGAACCTAGTGGTAGTTGGTCAAGAATGCCAGTGTATAGTTTCCCTTCAATTTTAAATGTCCCAAAATCTCGATACTTCTCAACCCATGTACTTCGGTCAAGTTGGTCAACTGGGACACCGCCCGTAAAGTCTAGAGGCGAATCACCTTTAGAGAATCTAAATATAGCCATCAGATCCCCCAGTAAGTAGCGTGGTGCTTAAAGGTCAACAGTGTCCACGCATTGTATGTAGAACCGTCTGTAAACGCAAGTTCTAATGGGTTTGGTCCCGGATAGATTGTCGGCCATGTGGAGTCAAGCGAGATAGCATTCATCAAATCAATTCGCTCGGCCCCGCGAGTAACAAATATAGCTCGTTTTCGCGTTCTTGTGTCAACCGTGAGTACATCATCAGCTTCAAAAGCGTGGTTGATTTCAAAACGCCATTCGTGAACATCACCGCTTTCTTGGTTGTCCTGAATATAGAACTTGTTCATACCAGTTTGGTCAACCTTGGCAGTAATAAGTAAACCGTGTGGCGCCGTAGACTCTGAGTCAGTAACTTTCCCCACAAAAGGAGTTGAGAAACTTTCGTTTGTAAAGTCTTCGGGATAGACGTCCTGTGCTTCCGGAGCCACAAGCATGGCTTCAGGGCACCTAATTGTAATTTGTAGTTCTGGTGTGCTAGAAAACAACGGGACTTCCACCTTGGTAATTACTCCTGTAATTGTTGCAACGTAGACCCCTTCATCCTTAAACCAGAGTTTAACTGCACCCTCTCTACCTTTTGAAATCCCGCGATAAATATCGTCGCGCAATGTAGAGTAATCCTCCCTTAGTCCCCAGTTTGGATTCAGGACAACCCTAAGAACAACTTCGCGATCAGTAATCGCTTGCGTTACAAAGGGTTGTCCTGAATATAGCCCAAAACCAGTAGACCGAGAGACAATGTCGGTTGCATCCATACCAATCATGGCTCGGATGTAAAACCGATCATTGTCTTTCGGAGTACCAAGTGAGAAGCACAAAATCTCGCTGCCGCCAGCGGTCATGGATACTTCTGAAATTTTCATCGTACGTCCAATTCCTCCTTGGCAATCGTGATTTGGTTTCTCGTTTGTCTGTAGATTTCAGACGCTGAAAGCTCCTTAGGCGAATAGATGTTCTGTTCGAACACCACGTCTCCGCCCGATTCACCTGAACTACTAATAGGAGCCGGTTGGTTGCGGGCCCGAGCAATGCCCTTTGCCGTAACTTTCTGGTCTCCTATAAGTCCATTTAGGCCGGAAGCATCCTTCTTAAATTGGTCCATGTCTAGGATCGGAGTAATCTTAGGACTGTAGGTTAGGTTTTCACCCTCGTCGGCTATAATATCGCCGACCTTACCCATAGTGGTCTTAAGTTTGCGCAGATCTGGTGTCATGTTAGCCAGTGCAGTGTTGGCTATACCTATACTGGATTTTTTCACCATACTCGAACCATCGTCGATGCCGACCGCAAGACCTTCGGCGAGATATACGCCAAGTTTCTTAGTCTCTCGCGACGGCGAGAATATTGAAGCAGCCCATTTAATCGGTCCCAGAACCCAGTCATTAACCCAGCCTGTGAGTTTGCCCCAAAGCCAGCTGCTCATGCTGACGACACCGTTCCACAAACCAATTATTAGGTTTTTGCCAACGTGAACTAACGTTGTGTATCCATTACCAATCCAACCCAAAATCTTACCAAGAAGGCCAGAGAACCAAGGTATAAGTCTTTCGTTAACAAAACTAATTGCTCCGTTGTACAACCCGACAATTAGGTTCCAACCCTTAGTAGATAGACTCTCCGCTGTATCGCCGACCCAACCCAACACATCACCAATAAGTCCTGTGAAGAAGTTTGATACGGTCTTAACGCCTTCTTCTATGCCGCTAAACATACCGTCGATAAGGTCTTTACCCTTGTTGTAGAGCGACGTAAGCACGTCACCAATCCATCCAAGTACGCTGGACACGAAGCCCGTAAAGAACTCTAGAATTGGTTTGATGCCTTCTGTAACGCCCTCAAATATAGCATCCAAAACGTCCAGACCAGCGTCAACTAGATCGCTACGATTCTCTCGGATGCTATCTGCTAATCCTTCAAGGAATGATATGAGGGTGTTAAAGCCTGCGTCAACAACCTTGAGTGCGTTCTCACCAATACCCTCAATGAAGGAGATGATCAGGTTTGCACCTGCCTCAATAATACGGCCAAGGTTGTCCGAGATGCCGTCAATGAATGCAACAATCAAGTCGACAACCGCAGTGACAAACTCAGGGATCTTTTTAGCAATGCCTTCGATAAAGGCTATAACCAGGCCTGCACCAAGGGTGACAATCTCGGGTAGCCGCTCCGTCATAGTTTCCATGAATGACGTAATAAGCGTAAACGCTGCATCAATCAACTGCGGAACAAGAGTCAGAGCGATGGCAATAACCTCTTCAACAAAGGTCGTAAGTATGGCCCCAAGAGTAGGAATATACTCAATGATAAGTTGACCGAGACCTGCCATGAACTCAGAGAGGAACTCAAAGAATTCGGGTAGCAACTCGGTACCCTTAGACAGAAGGACCCTAAAGCTGTCAACCAACGCTTCGACAAAGTCATCAAACAGACCAAATAGAACCTGCATGATTAGGCCGATTGTCTCTCCGGCAGTACCAAAGAGACGGACAAATGTCTGTAGTCCACTAGCAATGGCTTTGAAACCAATACCAATACCAGCCATACCAATGCCAATTGCGGCCATAGCAACACCAAGAAGAACCATAGCCGGAAGGACCGGCGAAAGCAGGTTAGCAGCAACAGCCAAGATGACAATTGCAGCAGCTAGTCCAATAAAGGCCTTGATCATGTCAAACAGACCAATTGACGCCATCTTTGCTACGGCTCTTGCCAGAACAAATATAGCTGCCGAAGCAACACCCAGCGCAAATGCCCCTCCAATACTACCCTGCATGATTTTCATAGATGCAGCCAATATAAGAAGAACAGCCGCTAGTCCGCCTAGGCCTTTAACTAGCTCTGTAATATTAAGCGCACTAAGGGTTACAACAGCGTTAGCCATCGAACCTATAGCCAGAGCAAGCGCAAGCAGACCAGCAGCCTGCAATGCCATGTTCTTAGGCATGAGTCTGAGCGTAACAATCAAACCTGCTAGCAGGGCCACAATACCTGTTAGACCCTTACCCAATTCCTCCCAACTCAAAGTTGCTAGAATCTTCATGGCAATCGACAGAATCAACAACGATCCCGCCATTACACCAATAGCTACAGCCGACTTAAGAACTTCTTTTTCTTTCGGCATGCTGTTTAGCGCAAGCACAAATGCTGTTAGCGCAACCATTACTGACCCAAGCCCCTTGGCAAGTTCTTCCCAAGACATTGATGCCATGATCTTCATAGCTATAGATAGCACAAGCATTGCACCAGCCAGAAGCCCAATTGCTGCTGCAGACTTGATGATCTTTGCATCTTTAGGCATCAACCTAAGAGCGGCAATCATTAATCCAAGTGCAACGCCAACAGCACCTAGTCCCTTAGCCAGTTCCTCAAGCGACATGCTTGCCATGATCTTGACCGCAACGGACAGAACTAATATGGCAGAAGCAAGTAGAATCAGGGTTGTGGCAAGAGCTGCAAGCTTAACCGTACCGGCGCCAAGACTGACTTTCGACATGACGACCATTACTGCCACAAGTTGTCCAAAGCCAACTGCCATAGCAGCCAATGCTTTAGTTAGTGAGGCAGAGTCAATTGTTGACAGAACAAACATTGAAGCGGCTAGCAGAGCAACTGCAGCGCCAATCTTCATAAGCGCAGTGGCTTTTAGATCGGTTTGCATTGCTTCTAGAACACCAGTTAGTTCACCAATGCTTTCGGTAAGGCCACCAAAGATGCCATCGCTTGATACAAACCTAACGGCAGCGGCAGCTATAGCTGCAAATATACCTGTGTTGAGTACGTCAAATGCCGAATCGTAGTCCGCGTCAGCAAACGATGACGTCAATGCTTCAAATATACTACTAACAAAGTCTGTAATCTGCTTGACAATTGCACCACCCGTTTCGAAAAGCGAGCTAAGGTTGAATTCGGGAAGAAGGTCTGATAGGAACGAGAACCGGCGGTTTAATGCACCACCCATTGCTCCAGCAGCATCTGTACCTAACTTAAAGAAGTCGAGCACTTTCTGACCAAATATAACAAACTTATCGAACATCTCTTTGGCCGTGTCCCGAACACCCTCGAGCTTCTTACGAAGCGATTCGATTTTGTCCTTGATTGGGTCAATTTTGTCTCGAAGCCCGTCAAAGAAAGTGGCAATCCCGCCTTCATCAACCAAAGCTTCTTTAAGAGATGTAACTTTTAATGCTAGGTCGCTAGCCTTATCCAATGCCGACTTAGAAGACGATCCGGAAAAAACTTTAAAGAAGTCAAATGCAAACTTAACGGCTTCGCTAACAATCGTCGA